ATTGAACGTAGCAAGCTCGTTGAGGATATTGTTGTTATTGCTATCCGAAAGGGTAGTGATATTCTTAATCGTCAACGCACCTGTTTCATCCCAAGTAATATTTCCATCGGCACGATAACCAGAGCCATCGAATCGGTCAACGCCCTTTGCCCAACGTAAGGTGTCCCAACCTTGTGCAATCTGTTCTGTGGTAAGTGTTTCCTTATCAACCATACCGCCACCGTACCAAGCAGCCATACCGCCACCAAGCACGTTAGCATTGTACTGGCCACTGATACCCGCCCAAGTGGTATAGTTAGACACATCGCTCTTATCGCCACTACCATTGTATTGGCGCATACCAATCAAAGACGAAAGCAAAAGACCGCCAGCAACGACCGTACCTACGCCAAGCGCACTGAGGATAGCTTTCTGTGCCGTAGCCGCAGCGGAATCGCCACTAAGACCAGTGCCGTTTAGCATCGCATCTATATAGCCGTTGAACTTGCTATCATCGGTGTACTTACTCGCGAGAGTCCAATCGTTAATACTGAAAGAACCATCGGAAGCTTTAGACGTGATACATTTCAGAATATCGTTGTTGTACTTATGCTGTGCCTCGTCCGTTGCTCCTGTATAGTTGGCGGGATAGACAGCGTTTGCCCATATATCCCCAGCATCGTATGGAGGAACAGGCTGAGTAAGGAACACCCTGCGCTTATGGTCGGCAGTGTCCTGTGCCCTCGCAGCGTTCTGTAAGGCTGAGATAATAGCCGAATCCTCGATAGGAGTCCACTCAAAGGCGTTGGTATTCTCGTTGCGGGTGAAACGCCAGCAGTAACCAGACGAGTTATCCGTGAAGGTATCGCCCAAGTGTGCTATTTTTGCGTTATCATCCGTCCAATCGGAATAAGGCGCAACATTCAATGGAACTTTAGAATCGGGCGCACCGTGTTCATCAACGTGTACTGGAGGATAGTCGAAGAACCAAGATTCAACTTGTCCGTCTATCTGTTCCTGTAATCCATTGATAAGACCGCGAACCTCGGTATCATCATAGCTATCGTCACGTTGGTGTGCCTGTACCAAAGTATCAAGCTCGGCATCGCTATTGGTAAACTCAACGTGAGCCTTGATGTTTAACTCTGGATTACCGCCTGTGCCACTCTGCTTATACTCGATGAAGGTACTTCTGTCTCTTGCGCCTACATAGGCATCACCATACACGTTCAAGTAAGCTCGGCCTGTAGATGTGTTATAGCCGAAGCCTATCTGATTCTTGTTGTTCAGCGAGAATGAATTGATACCTTGGTAAATCTGATAGCTTGGTGCATCAGTGCCTGTCACGAACTCCACGATAGCACCTTGTCGGGTAGTGTCGTTAACATTACCCAACTGAATAATATCATCCTGTGCTTCGGGCGCATCAGAACCACTCTGATAACCTGTATAGCTTGTGTCACTAATGGTTTCGGTAGCACGATTTGAAAGGTCGATATATGCCTCACCATCTTCTGTAAGTGTACCCTCGGTATTGCGTCCGATAACCAAACGCCAAAGGTGCTTCTGATTCAAACCCTTCTGTTCTGGGTTATCACTTGAATTGACTATGCTTGTAATGTGGCAGTAAGCCAAGTCACCTACAATCCAATTATTCTTAACAGTATCTTCGCCATCGCTTGCACGGAAATAGCAACGGAAATAGGCTACGCTTGCAAGATTAGCTTGTGTCTGCTCTAATACCTCGTTGTTGGCATCGTACCACACAATACGGCACATTCTGTTACCCGCAACACTTGCTATTCTGTTACCACCAGTATGCTGATACTCGCGAATCTCAACAGAATCAAAGTAAGCCTTCATTCGTGCATACAGAATATCGGTAACAAGCTCTACCTTTCCATCTTGACGCATACGTAAACAACCGCCCTCACCTAAGATGTCGGGAACGAAGTTTGCACCTACCTGTAAACCTTTGAGCATCGTGATATAGCCTTGTGCAGTATCATTGTTCAGCTTTGACAAGAATTGCTCACCACCGTAATTATTGATAAGTGAGCGAACTTGCTGTGCAGTCAGACCACCAACACCACTATTGATATTGATAGCACCGTTGATAACAGAATCAATCTTATTCTGAATCTTCTGAATAGTGCTTACTTGTTTTTCATCGCGAAGTGTTACCTCATAGGTTGGTATGCCATTATCGCCATTCTCCTTTATGGTAAGCACATCAATGATAATGCTTGCGTCAACGCCCATATCAGCATCAGCAAACACGAATACATCACCAGCCTTTAAGGTATCGTGCAGTGAGACAACGCCCTGACTACTCATAGCAGTATCGTGCTGTCTCTGCATAAAGTTCTTATCAATCTTTGGCTGGTAGGTGAATCGTGGTGCTTCATTCTTCTGTAAAGCATCCAATGCAGCACCAAGTAACTTAACAGCAGCAGCCTCGATGTATGCGTCTGGCATCTGAATACCAGTCAGCACGTAGTGGTCACCACTTGAAATCTGGAAGTCGCAGTAAGGGAAGAAGAGGTTGAGGTTTTCATCCTTTTCTCTCTGTACCTCACAAACCCAACGTCCGTTTGAATCCTGAGTAGGCTTGCTTGCCAACTTGAAGCTACGTCCACCACACATACCATCCTTCATATCAATAGAGGCGTTTTCCTCATATACCTCGGCCAAGTTAAAGCCTAAATCGGGTAGGGTGATATGGAAGTTTGGCACTTCTACGCTTGAATCGTCATATACTCCACTATCAGAAATTTGGTCGGCAGAATAAACAGCGTCTATGCGGACGTTGTTGTAAGTCATACCCTCGATAGTCGGGTGTATATCATCAGTCTCGTTACTACCATCAAAGTAGATAGAAGCTGGACGTACACCATACTGAGCCTTGTTCAGCGAGTCGATATAAGGTCGGTGTGGCTCTTTCGAGAAATAAGCCGTAATGCCGTGATAGGTAGCAAGTCCTGTTTCGTCATTATATGTAGTGCCAGCATCCCTATGTGCCTTTACCCAATCATACAGAGAAGTATTCGGGAACATAGGAAGCATCAGGCGTGATACGGCCATATTTTCAGGAAGTGCATCCTGAGAATAATCCTTATGGTCGTTAGGCCACATATCACGTTTAACACCCTCGGTAATATATACCTTTGTGTTAGCAGCTACGGAAACCGCAGTCTGGATATTGATATTTATGTTACCTGTAGTGCTGTTGATATACGCCTTTGCGTTATACGACACATCACCAACCTTTGCAACAACATCGGTTTCGCCAGAGCTAAATTCGTGAACGAAGTACTCTTTCTTGAAAGCTACATCAATCTGGAAAAGACCTGTAGCAGAAGCCGCTACCACGTTTCCATAAGGAAGCATATTGATAGCTGAATAATAATGCAAAGGTAGATTAGTTTCAGAACCGTAAGCACGTAAGCGGGTTACAATCTGCTGAGAGGAATCACTTACCTTCTCAATCTCTTTAAGGCCGTTACCCTTACCGTACTGGAATGTATTTGCAGTGAATACGCCAGCAGTACCTACAACCACGACCTTGCCTCTTACGATGAAGTTTAGACCGAAATCTTCGTGTACCTTTGCAAGAGCATCCCAACAAGTGATATTATCAGCAGACTCGGCCACACTCTGTTTTCCGTAAGGGTCAGTGTGTGGGGTCATATCTGGGTCAATCCATTTCTTATAGGCGTTTTCAAATGCAGTCTGTCTACCTACAGCAGAACCACGCTGAGAGTTTCTTACCGTATTGAGGCCAATTACTATCCATTGGTTAGGGTATAAATCCTCTAAGTTTGCCTGTATTCTATCAAGCAAATCATCTACAGACTCGCAGTAGAATGGGAATGTAGGAAGTGCAGTGTAATGTACGTTGTTGTCCGACAAAACAATATCGTTAAAGTCGCATCGTACTATTTCATCCTGAGAACCAACGAATTTGATACCGTCATACACGAAACCCTCGCCATAAGTACCACTTGTAGCCCGCTTGATAACATTCGGGTCGTACTCAATGGTATAACGCTCGTCTCTGTAGTCGATATAGTCACCAACTGCAAACTGAATAGGCGT